TTACGTGACCCCTAGCCGACCCCCGCCGCAAGCGGCGCCCCCAAGCGGGTCCGGGGACGTCTAGGGGTCACGTAACCCCTATGCCCGGACTGGGGCGCTTGCTCGAACACAGCGAGACGCTGAGGAGTAGATAAACAGAGGTTTTGTATAACATTGTATTAGGGATTGCCTTCGTAGTTGGTGATGCCGCAGGCGCAAACACACCATACTCTATACGGCGGCCTTGTAGTAGTCAGTGACAGACATACCGAGGAAGATAGTTTCTGCATCGAGGACGACACCATTAGTAATACACACCAGGTACTTGGCTTTACCGTTTTCCTGGTCGAGGAGTCCGAGTTCCATTGCGTTCTGGACGGTACGGACGGGGTCGTTAGGGAGGGAGACGGAGCGGATTTCACCGGCGGCGGGTATCTTGATAGTTCCCGTGTGGACGAGTGCGTTGTTCGCAGGGTTCGTGTTGTTAGCGCTGACGTTGGTCACGAGATTGGTGGCACCAGGATGGCCGAAGGTAAGTTCGCGCTGGTAGTGTACATTCCAATACTTCCGGTTAAAGGTGCATCCGAAGTAGGTGTCGGAGGAACCGGCGGCGCCTACACCAGTGTGGAGGTGGAAATCAGTGTCGCGGATTATCCCATCGGCGGAGGTGGGAGGACCATATGGTACAATAGAGTCCCCAAGTAGATTATTATCGACTGTCTTCTGGTCGCTCTGGGCGTCCTTAAGGGAGATAAGAGCCAGAGTAACTTTGGACATACTGGGCTCGGTGGAGGTCATTTGCCATTTGATCATACCGCCTGTGTGCTCGAGGCATGGCGTGTTGTATGCTTGGTCGGAGCAGCCGAAGACTACTTTCTTGGTGAAGTACGGCTGGGTGGCGATAGCGAGGCTGTCACGCCAACGGGTGGTGATACCGGTTCCCGGGTTGTACTTGTCATCCGGGTCCATAGCCATGTACGGGATCGGACAGATGTAAGGGGTGCCTGGAGTGAGCAGTGTCTCACAGGTCAGGTTGTCTCGTTGCCAGGTGGTACTGAAACGTTCGTAATTGGTGCGATTGATCTTAGACACTTGGCGAGCGAGTGTCGCAATCTGGCGAGACTGGCTTTTAGCCGAGGTACGACGACGGATACTCTTGCGTGAAAGCGTGCGCTTACGGTAAGTCGAGCGGCGACGTTTGGGGGCACGACGTCCATACGGCATATCAAAAGTCACTTTTTGCCGTGTCCTATATATAGTGCGAATTTCTTGTTTTCAAATTCAAATTCAAATTTTTCCGACTATTTAAGGTCGGGTGTCCGAGGTGATATGCCTCGTGACGCGCTTCCGAAGAAGGTCAGGTGGTTCATTGTGACTCAATGGAATGTCGAGTGCGACTACAACGAGCTGGTCGGTAAAGACATTCGGTGGCTCACGTATGGTGAGGAAGTTTGCCCGAAGTCCGGGCGTCCGCATCATCAGATGTACATGTACCTGCGTGGCAACGTTACACATGGGAGGCGGGCATTGAACAAGATGGGAGACTGGTTCGGCCCTGTGCATTGCAGTGTTCGGGCAATGCGTGGGCGTCTCGACGAGAACGAGTACTACTGTAGCAAGGAAGGCTACTTGAAGGAATTCGGGGTCAAGCCCAAGATGGGTGCGCGTGGCGACCTAGATGATACCAAGGAGGCGATCATGAAGGGCGACCTTACGGTAGACGAGATTGCGGTAGAGAATCCGCAGATGTTCCACATGTATGGTAGGACCATGGAGCGTATCGAGGATATCGCGCTAAGGCAGCGCTTCCGAACGCAGATGACAAGGGGCACGTGGTACTGTGGGCCTACCAATGCAGGTAAGTCCCATGCTTGCTTCGAAGACTTCGACCCGGAAACTCACTATGTCAAGCCGCTTGGCGATGCTGACCTCAAGTGGTGGGACGGGTACAAGGGTCAAGAGACCGTCATCTTCAATGAATTCAGGGGCCAGGTTCCATTCGCGGAGCTTCTGGACTTGACGGACAAGTGGCCCAAATCGGTTAGTCGACGTGGGCGGGAGCCCGTCCCGTTCCTGGCGAAACGGCTGTTGGTCTCAAGTATACGTCAACCGCACGACGTATACGTTCGCCAACAGGACGAACCGTGGGGGCAATTCGACAGACGCTTCGACGTGATCGAATTGGCACCTCGGGAGCAAAGTGCTCAGAGGTGCTCAGGAGGTAATATTAGTCTCCTGAGCACTTTCAATTAAGACTTCGTTGGCCTACCCAACTAAACACTTTTGGGGTGGGGTCAACTGAGGTCGCAAGCGCCCCAGTCCGGGCATAGGGGTTACGTGACCCCTAGCCGACCCCCG